GGCGTGATCAGCCTGGCGGTTTCGTTACTCGGCGGCCTGGTCGATTTGCGTGTGCAAGTCGCCACGCTTCGCACCGAGGTTGCGTCCTTACGTCGTGACTTCGACCGACCGCAAAGGGTTGCCCATGTCGACCGCTCCGCAGAAACACAAGCCGCCCACGGTCGGCATCAAGGCCCCGAGATCGTACCACCGCTGGTATCGCCTACGGGCCTGGTGGGGGCCGGTCGGCCTGCGAGCCAACCAGCTCTCGAAAGAGCCGTTGTGCCAGGTGTGCCAGCTCGCGAACCGAATCCGCCCAGCGACCGACGTCGACCACATTCGACGTCACGGCGGGAAATGGTCCCTTTTCTTCGACGCCAGCAACTTACAGTCGCTTTGCAAATCATGTCATAGCGAGAAGACCGCGCGCGGCGAGTGATCGCCTGCAGCATCGTCATCTCTGGCGGGGTGCATCACATGGGCAAGCGTGGACCAGGCAAGACGCCCGTCGCGACATTGAAGCAACGGGGCACGTTCCGAGCTGATCGTCATTCCGATGAAGTCGACGAGCAGCTCGGTCCCTCATTGCCAGATCCGCCGCCGCACTTCGACGCGGAGCAGATCGAACTGTGGAACAAGATCGGCGGAAAGCTCGCGGCTCGCGGCTTGATGACCGATCTCGACGCCCAGGCGTTCGAGCTGCTGATCGCCAGCTACGTGGGCATGCTGCAAGCTCAAGACGCACTGGCTGCCGATGACCTGATCGTCTACGTGGGCGAACAGTCGACACCGATGGCCAACCCGCTTGTGAACATCATCGCGAAGAACACCGCGATGCTGAAATGGTGCCTCACTCAGTTCGGCTGCACTCCATCGGCCCGTACCGGCATCAACCCCGCGAAACGCATCGAAAAGACCATCGATCCAATGGCCGCGTTGTTGGCTGGTACATCTGCGAGCAAACGACCCGAAAAGTGTACCACCCGGAAAAAGGCGAAGTCATGAGTGAAGAACGCGGCTTCATTTCGTTGAAGGCAGACGGCCACACCTGGCTGTTCGCGTTCGATCCCAGCCCGCGCAGCCTTATGGCGTTATTCGACGTCCTGATCGAATACGAACGTGATCCGGAAAGCGGGTTCACCAGTTGGCACGCAACGCAAGTTCTACGAGGCCTCGCCCATCACCTGTGCGCAAATGCCGAGTCTCGGCGAACCGCAGGGATCTTGAGCGGTATTGCGACGACGTCCTAGCGAAAAAGGTTGTCGTCGGCACGCTCGAACGTGCGGCCGTCGAACGATACCGGCATGACTGTGACACCGCAGGCGCTCGCGGCATCTACTGGGACGATGACGATTTCGAACGAACGATTTCGTTTGTTCAGCTTTTGAAGCATTCGACCGGGGAATTCTGCGGCCACCCGTTCATTCTGAAGCCCTGGCAAAAGTTCGTCGCCGGGAACCTGTTCGCCTGGAAGAACAAGGACACCGGTTTCCGCCGGTTCCGCGAATGCTTCATCAGCATGGGACGCGGCAACGGTAAGTCGCCGTTCATGGCTGCCCTGGTCAACCGCCTCTATCTGCTAGACAACGAACCTCGATCACAGTTCCAGCTCGCGGCAGTCGAACGGGCCCAGGCCGAGATCGTTTTCAACGAGATCTACGAGCAGCTCAAATCGCAACCGGCCTTCGGCGATCGCTTCAATTACTACCGCGCGAAACACGGCAAGAAGTCGATCGTCGACAAGATCCTCGGCGGTGTGATCGAGCCACTCGGGAGTGAAGGCCGCGACGGTTACAACCTGCTTGGCTACGTCGCCGATGAGATCCACGCCTGGACCGAAGAGCATCAGGCCCTCTGGGAAAAACTCGAATCGTCCATGCGAAAGCGACGGCAGCCGCTTGGGATGGTGATTTCGACGGCTGGCGATGACCGCTCGAAGTTGTGGCTTCGCGTCCACAAGTTCAGCTCTCAGATCGCTCGAATGTTGATTCAGGAAGATCGTCACTTCTCGTTCATCTGTGAAATCGACGAGGACGATCGGAAGGCCTCGTTGTACGACGAAACGTCCTGGCGGAAGGGAAACCCGAACCTCGACATCAGCGTCAAACGTGAGGCTTTGCGGCTGATCGCGAACAAAGCGAAGAACGATCCCGTCTGTTTCAACGAATGGTTGCGGTATCACATGAACGTCCGCGTCCGGTCCGTCACGAAGGTGATCGATCACGCGATGTGGATTGCAGGAGGATCCGCGCTACCCGATTTGACCGGAAGGCACTGTCACGGCGGCCTCGATCTTGGCTGGCGAAACGACCTAGCCTCGTTTTATCTCTGCTTCCCGCTCGACAAGAAGCGTTTCGCCTTCAAAGGCTGGAACTGGCTGCCTCGCCACGGCGGCCGTGATCTGACCGCCGCCCCGTGGCCGCAGTGGATCGAACAACGAAATGTCACTCCGACCGATGGCGAAGCGACCGATCCGGAAGCCATCTACGAACGTCTGAAACAGGTTCGTCGAGACTATGCCATTTCGTCCGTGGCACTCGATCCGAATAACGCCAGGGCGGTCGGTCTGCACCTGGTCAACAACATGGGGATGAGCGTGTTCGACTTCGGTCAGAACGGTCAGTCCTACAACGAACCGATCCGCGAATTTCTTACCGCCCTGGGTGAAGGCCGCATCCTCCACGACAACGACCCCGTGCTGGCCTGGGCTGCCGACAACCTGGTTCTGCGCACCAATTCGGCCGGCTTAGTGATGCCAGCGAAAGATCAGGCGGACGAAAAGATTGATCCGATCGTCGCCGCCTTCATGGCGTTCGCCCGTTGCTTGTATGGCGATCCCGTGAGTTCCGGACCTCGGATCAGGAGTTTGTGATGGTCATGGTCAAAGTGATGCAGATCAATTGGAAGACGTCGGGCCTGGGGTTCTGTGGTTTGCTGACCTCGGTCGGAGCACTCGGCACCGACATGCTCTCGGGTAACTACAGCACGATCGTCATGCACCTGCCCGCGATCGCCGCGTCGTTGGGACTGATGTTCGCCAAGGACTCGACCGCCGCAGGTAAGTAACGACCGTCACCGCTCGATCTGGGCAACCCTCAAATTTGTCGATTCTGAAAAGGAACTTTCATGTCGAAAACTCGCGTTGTCCAGATCGTTGTCGGTGCTTTGGCGTCCGTGCTGCTGTTGGTCGGTGCGTTCGCAAATTTTGCCAGGCTGCAATCGCGATCAGAAGCGCCGGGCCTGGTCGACTACCTGCTCTACGTTGCCTCCTTTGGCCTCCTCGGCCTGGCTGCCCTCGCTGTGGTCATCGTGGTCGCCGTTGTGGCCGTGCTTTCGAATCGTGCGGCCCATCCGTCGGGAGATCACTCGCCAGATCTGACGGGGCTGCATGCGAAGAAAGAACCAGAATCGGACGTGTTTCGAAATCAACTGAACGAAGAGTTCAAAGAGGCTCTTGCCGTCGACGCGAAACGCACCCGGATCTGGAAGATCATCGACGAACTCTCCGACGCTCTGCGGGATGACGACGCCGGATCAGACGCCCTGTTCATCGTTCGCGAGCGATTCCACAAGCTGCAGTTCGGTCCGACGCCTCACCAGGCGACGGAATCCACCGAAGACGATGAAAAGCCCGCCCCCACGAAACGGGCGGCTTCCTAACCGCAAATACCCCGTGAGAAGGCCCCGCCGATTGTCGCGAGACGTCGGCGGGGCCGAGTGTCTTCTGAGGTTTTCATGCGAACTCTTGCAGCCAGGAAAAAGACGATGCGTATCAAAGGTGCTTTCCTAGCGATTCTGACGGCAATTTGGTGCGTGATTTGGTGCCTGGGCTGTGCTCCCGTCGATCCACCAGCTCGCAAGGACGCTCCGAAGCCACCGATCGTCGTGGAATCACCCGTCACCGTAGCGGCCCGCACGGCCTTCCGTGCTCGTGATGCGGCCTATGCCGATCAATTGGAAGCCCTGGCGAACGACGTCGAAGGCGGACAAGTGAAATACGACGCCAAGCTCAAGCAACGGCTGGAAGACGCCAAATTGCGAGCTGCCGATGCCGCAAAGTCCGGTCTCTCGAAAGTCATGGCAGACGAATTCGGGGAAAACGCCCTGGCCAATCCCGCCAACGTTGCAAAGTCGCTGCGAGCACTCGCCGCCGCGCTCAAATGAATCGTGGTTCCCTCTCGTGTGACGCGTGTTTTGGCCATTTTGGAGTGAACCATGCTCGGTTACCGACAAGATCGTGAAGATTGGGACTACTTGCGGGCAAACGCGAAGGCATTCCCCGCGAACTGCTGTGCCACCGGCGAGATCCCCGACGACTTCCATCCGCAATTGCGAACGAAGAACCAGAAACAGACCAATTCGTGCGTTGGCCACGGTCGATCGACGATGTTCGCTCACCTGAATTGGCTCATCACCGGCGAAGAGGTCGATTATTCCGCCTGGTACGCGTATCTGGCCGCCCAGCGTGCCTGCAACATGTTTGGTGTTGATGAAGGGGCAACCTTGGCGGGTGCGATGGCCAGCGGTGGCTGTTGTCGCGAAGACACGCTCCGCTTCCCTGGCTATTACACGACGTCCATGCCAGCGGCAGCCGTCACCGAGGCCAAAGAACACCCGATTCTTCAGTTCAGTGAATTGCGTGGCTACGACGCGATATGGCGATACACGTCGACGCACCAAGGGCCGGTCCTAATCGGCACCGAATGGTACGAAGGCCACGCTCGACTTGGGAAAGACGGGTTGGAATCCAAGGCGAGCTGCTTGCGCGGATCGAGCCTCGGTTATCACTGCCGCTGCATCATCGGTTGGTCACCGCGACGCGATAGCCTCGGCCGTCGCTGGCTCCGATGCAAGAACTCCCACAGCACTGAATGGGGCAATCAGGGCGAATCGGAAATCGAACCGGCCCTGGTCGACGAATGGGCCAACGATCGATTTGCAGCGTTCTTCGGTGCCAGCGAATCGCGGCCGTTCGAGCCCCGTCCCGTGAACTGGCTCAATCATCAGTGGATTCCCGTCTGATCGTTTCACGGGATTGTCAAATCGTCTCACAAGGAAGCGAGAGATCATGTCGAAATCGTATCCCGTGCCAGGCCTCGGCCTGTTGTTCGTCATCGGCCTTAGTTTGCTCATTGCATCGTGCGCTCCGTCACCGGCCTTTCCGTCGCCGCCCAAAGAACAGAAGCGGTGCGTCGTACTCGTGGGGGCAACTTGGTGCGTTCCCTGCAACACGGTCAAGGACAACGTGGTGCCAGAGCTGGTGAAGCTTGGCCTCAGTGTCGCGGACGCCAACAAACGATCCGCCGTCGACATTCACCTGGCCGACTATGACCACGATCAGGGGATTCTGAAGGAATGGGGCATCACAGCCGATCAAGTACCGATGCTCGTTGCGTTTGAATCTGGAAAGCAAGTCGATCAACGATGTGGCAGCCTGGGCGTCAACGATTTCCTTGCGTTGCTCGGTCGCACGGACTTGGGCAAACCTGCAAAGCCGGTCGACCCTCCCAAGCCAATCGTGCCAGCGGAACCGGTGGCCACCATCGTCAAGCCTGACGAGGCGGTACCAGCGGCGACGAGCACGTGGGATCAAATCACCGAGTTCATTGGCACTGACACCGCGACGGTCACGATTACGGTGCCGAATGGTCGCAAGATCAAGATTCCCGACGCCAGGGCGGTCGTCACGTTTCCGCTGACACTGACCGCTCACGTCAAGGTCGTCGGCGATTCGCTACAGATCGATTTCGACAAGCCGTTGCTGAAAGCCGAAGCCACACGCTTGGGAATCCGCCTGGGGACCGAGATTCCCTCGGCGAATCTGACCAAGGACAGGTTCACGGCGCAAACCGCCTTGGGACTTCCGTTCATCTGGCAATTGAAAACGCATCCATTCGGTTGCGATGAAATTGAAGGATCAAATTCCAGTTGCTATTGATTGGCTGAAGCGCTCGAACAACATGATTCTCGGAGACCCTGTTAGTTCGTCGGAAATATCATCGTTTTATGTCGCTCATTTGAGGAAGCAACATTCCCGCCATCGCTTGTTCCCATGCTAAACATGATTCGATCCCGGGCTCCCCAACTTGCGAAAATGATGTGTCCCAGAAGACTCTCACAGAATGAGGAAAGCCTCCGAGAAATCACTCAGAGGCTTTTCTCATTAGCCCGCCTCGAACTTTTGATTTGCCAAGAAACGAACGAAGAGCGTTCGATCACCACGTCACGAACTGTTGGTTAATCAGTTGCGATCTCTGGTGCAAGCTTGGCATCACTTGACTTCTATGAACTTTTTCCCATTACATACATTACACGTAATGTTATAGGTTCCGTGATTACAGCATGGACTATATGTCATCGTATCGTCAGGGGTGGTGTTAGGTCCTTCGCCGGGACACCAAACAACTTTTGTTCCCCTACAACGGTTACACGTTCCTATCCGAAACGGCGCGTCATATCCAGTTCCATCGCAAATCTTGCATTTGATTGTCCCAGATCCTGCACACGTTGTACATTTTCGGTTCAATAATCCAGTGCCCTTGCAATTGAGACAAAGCTGTTTAGTTATAGTGTTTGTGGCTTCCGACACCTTTGCTTTTGCTTCAGCAGCTTCATTCCGAGCCTTTTCGAGATCGTCTTGCAACACTTTTATTTGTGCATTTAAATCTCCACTATCCGGCTTGCTCGTTCCTTTCGAGCAGCCGCACGATAACGTTAGCATAATCAACTGGATGGTAGCCATTCTTCGATGCATCTGTTTCACTCCTGCAATTGCGGCACTACATTCAGAACGCTAGAACACGCTCCTCGGATCAAAAAGACGACAAGTTGATCCAACATTCGGTCAATTCTTTCTGGATCTCGCATTTCTGCTTTTTCTCAATTTCTCGATCGCTTTATGTGGCAGGGCCTGCTGTTCTGAACATTAGGCATAGCCGATTCCGCAGTGCGCATCAATTCTCAATAGTGTGACGACGCTCCTAACCTCGTCAGACTGGATCGGTCTAATATTCGTTATTGAACTATGATCAGGATGTATCGAGAATGCAAAGTACAGGATTCGAGCCGGTGAGTCCTAGTCTAAAAGCGCGTTGTTGTGCTGCCGTTGGCATCGACCAGAATTCGGAACGTGCCGCGGTGATCGAGCGGGCCGCGTCGATCGCTGATGCCTGGTACGAATCCCACCCAATGCCGATGGGCTGTGCCAAGGCTGCTGAACGCCATCACAAGGCGTGCAGCTCACATGTCAGCAGCGAAATCCGGCTGGGCTGTGGTGTGATCACCTGGCTGACGATCGTCAGCTGCTTGTTCTCGATCTGTTACACAGTCTGGAGCTGGCGACGCGAGGTTGAAAATGATCGATAATCAGCGAGAGGAACAAAAACCGAAAGGCGGCTATCCGAAGATAGCCGCCCCGTTTAACGGCGAGGGCGGGATTCGAACCCGCGGTACACCGAGGTGTACGCCAGCTTATCAGGCCGGCACGATAAACCACTCTGACACCTCCGCAGTCACTTTTGTAAGAGAAATGACTGCGGAGAGGCCACAGCGGAATTTTACCATCGAATACGCAGAAAGTCGAGACGGAATTGTATAAATTCGGTTCTTGCGCAGCTGGACTGCATCTGGTGAAGGGATTCACCAATGCTCAATCGCTTGCGCTCGTTCGCCGCCAATAGTTTTGCGTCATTCGCCCGAGGTATGGGTTACACCGAATCCATCATGGCCGCCCGGGTGCCTGGCGTGCCGAACACGCAGTCCCGAGTGGCGGTCAATGAACAGACCGCCCTTCGGTACGCGGCCGTCTACGCCTGCATTCGCTGCATCAGCGAGACCAAAGGCTCGTTGCCGATGGAAGTCATCGAGACTTCGAAATCCGGCAAGGAAACCGTCACGAAGCTGCATCCCGTCGCGCAGCTCTTGCAGTACGAACCGTACGAAGACATGACGCCGATGGTCTGGTCCGAGACTCGCCAGGCCGACGTTCTGACCGGCGGGAACGGCTATTGCGAAATTGTCTTCGACAACGACGGCATGCCGATCGGCTTGATCCCTCGGCACTGGTCGCTCGTGACGCCACGACGTGATGCCAATGGGCGTTTGGTTTACGACGTCCGCCAGTCCGCTGGAAGCTCCAGTATCCGCACGCTCGATCGATCGCAGATGCTCCACGTGCCCGGCTTCGGCAACGGGATCTTGGGTTGGTCCCCGATTCGATTGCTCGCCGAGTCCATCGGTATCGGCCTGGCACAAGACAAGTTTGCGGCCGCCTACTTCGGCAATTCCGCGAAACCTTCGCTCGTCCTGCAGTCCCCTGGAGCGTTAAGTGATGAAGTGTTCGGCAGGCTGAAGGCCGAAATCGACACGCAATATTCCGGCGACAACGCCCATAAGGCCATGTTGCTCGAAGGCGTGGAAGCCAAGCCGCTTTTGATCCCCGCGAACGAGGCCCAGCTCCTCGAATCCCGCGAGTTCCAGGAAGAGGTCATTTGCCGAATCTTCCGCTTGCCGCCTCACATGATCGGCCTCTTACGACGGGCGACGTTCAGCAACATCGAAGCTCAGGACCTGAGCTACGAAAAGCATACGATGCGGCCCTGGCTGATCAGGGACGAGCAAGAGATGAATCGAAAACTGTTCCTGCGAAAGGAACGCGGCCGTTTTCACATTCGTCACAACGTCGACGATTTACTTCGGGCCGACATCAAGACGCGGTACGACGCGTACAAGACGGCAATTCTCGGCGGGTTCAAAACCAGGAACGAAGTGCGTGCGACTGAGCACTTGCCCTCAATGCCAGGTTGTGACGAACTGCTGTTGCCAGAAGCTATCTTCGGCAAGAGCAAGGGTAAGCAGAACTCCGGCGACGATCAGAAGTCCGCACGAACACGCCGCAAAACCGATCCTCGCTTGAAAGCGTTGATGTGTCAGACCGTCGCGGGCCTGATCGCTCGCGAAGCCACGCATGCCGAGCGCGCGGCCAGCAAGCCAGAACAGTTCCGCGAAGCGGTGAACTCTCTCTATGCGAAACACGTGGAGCTGCTTTCCGAAAAGCTGTCATGCGTCAAGGACACACAGCCCGCACTGCGATCGGCGAAAGCCCATCGCGACGAGCTGCTCGCCCTGGCGGGTTCACCGGCATTGGCTGCCGACGTCGCATCGCTCACGGCGACGTGGTCGACCGAAACCGAATCGATTGCCAAGGCCCTCTTGGCTTAATCCCTCTTTCTGGAACGCAACATGGCTCCGACGATGCCTCAGCAACTTGAACGACGTCGCTTTAACCTGCCCGTCGAAATCCGCTCCGATGGTGATAAGACGCCGGGCAAGATCAGCGGTTATTCAGCTCGCTATTTTGATCCCAGCGACCCGAACACGCAGTACAAGCTCTGGGAGGATTGTTTCGAACGCATCCAACCCGGTGCCTTCGATTCCGCGATCAGCCGCGGCGACGACGTGCGTTGTTTGTTCAACCACAATCCGGATCTGATCCTTGGCCGGACCACGTCCGGTACTTGCACCATCCGCGTCGACGCGAAGGGGCTTTGGTTCGAAGCGGATCTTCCGAACAGTCCTGCCGGACTCACGGTTGCCGAGGCCATCAATCGCAAGGACGTCACAGGGTGTTCATTCTCTTTCGACGTCATCGCTGCCACCTGGCAAGAGGAAATCGTCGAAGGTGAATCGATCTGGTACCGGATCATCACCGACGTGCGGCTGTACGACGTCGGTCCCGTGACGTTTCCCGCGTACGGTGCCACGGACTGCGATATGGCCAGCGCCCGCAGCTCACTCGATCGATTCCGATCCTCTCGCCCGATCCCGCACAGCGTGCGTAGCCGCCGT